GTATTTCATAATGCTAAATTTGATATGGCATTCTTTGAGTACCACTTTAACTTTAAGTTTCCTAGCTTTGAAGATACAATGTTACTGCATTATTTGATTGATGAGAACCCAGGTACTCATGGTCTAAAGCAACTATCTATGAAGTATACAAAGTACGGAGACTACGAGAAGCCCATGTATGATTGGATAGATAACTATCGCAAACAAAACGGTATTCTCAAAGCTGATTTTAACTGGGGAGACATTCCTTTTGACATCATGAAGCTTTACGCAGGTATGGATGCTGCTTGTACTTTTTTGCTTTATGAAAAGTTTGTAAAGATCAAGCAAAACAAAAGACTGGAGAAAGTGTACGATAACATATTAATCCCAGGATGTAGGTTTTTGACCGACATTCAAGACAATGGTGTGCCCTTTGACAAGTTGCGCCTAGTGAAATCTCAATCTCTTATGCAAGAGCAGATAGATGAAGCTGTGGCGGAAATGTATAAAGAACCTGCCATTCGTAAATTTGAAGAAATAAATGGAAAAGACTTTAATCCTAATTCTACTGTTCAACTTCGTAGTTTGTTGTTTGACTTCGTTGGCCTCAATCCAACTGGTAAAAAGACTGGCACTGGTGCGCATAGCACAGACGCGGAGGTTCTTGGAGAACTTGCAGAGCAATCGCACATCCCCAAGCTCATTCTCGAAATACGACAAAAGTCCAAGATTAAAAATACTTATCTGGACAAGATCTTACCGCAGTTGGATCGTGATAGCAGACTACGTACAGGTTTTAACCTCCACGGTACTACTAGTGGCCGGCTTAGTTCTTCTGGCAAACTCAATATGCAACAACTTCCTAGGGATAACCCTATTGTAAAAGGTTGTATCAAAGCAGCACCAGGTAACAAGATTGTTGCGATGGACTTAACAACCGCAGAAGTATATGTTGCGGCAGTACTTGCAAAAGACAAAGCACTTATGGACGTATTCCGTTCTGGAGGAAACTTTCACTCTGCGATTGCACACAAAGTATTTAAACTACCTTGTGAAGTAGGCGAAGTAGCAGAACTATACAGTATGCAAAGACAAGCAGCAAAAGCGGTAACCTTTGGCATTATGTATGGCGCAGGTGCCAATAAGATTAGTGAGCAAGTTACCAAAGACTCAGGAACCTATTTCAGCAGGCAAGAAGCACAAGAGGTTATTGACGATTATTTTAAAGAGTTCCACAAGCTAAAGTCGTGGATTGAAGATAACCAGAAATATATCCAACAGAATGGATTTATTTACAGCTTCTTCGGAAGAAAGAGGAGATTACCAAATGTCGCATCGACAGACAAAGGCATCCAGAGCCATAGCGTTAGGTCTGGTCTTAACTTTTTGGTGCAGTCTGCTGCTAGTGATATTAACCTTCTAGGAGCTATTGACATGAATGCTTGGATTAAAGCAAATAACAAGAAAGCACGTATCTTTGCACTTGTTCATGACTCAATCCTAGCAGAAGTACCGGAAGAAGAGATAGAAGAATATATGGAAAAGTTAGCAACGTATATACAAATGGACAGAGGTATTTCTATACCCGGAGCTCCAGTAGGTTGTGACTTTGAAATCGTACATGAAGATTACTCTGGCGGTAAGTTCGAGAAGATGTATGGTGATAGGATTTAGAAGTATACCTAAGATTACCTTCCCAGTTTTCCTGTTGGACTCGGAGAACTGGGAAGAGTATGATGGTATTTTATTTCTTGATAATAAAGTACTCGACGACAGAAACCAAGAAGGAAAGACTCTCGGTGCTCGCAGAATGCAAACTCCGCATAAAAATTTACAGGAACTCAAGTATATGGTTGAGTATCCCAACGGCCTTTTAAAGCAACGAACAAAGTATTTTATAGATAATAGTGGTAGACCTTTTATATACGAAAAAACTACTATGTTACCTTTAAAGTATTTAAAAATTAGTAAAGTAGAGTTGAAGGACACTGCTACACTAATTCGAGTAAAAGGATATAATGCTCCTTTTACTGTGCCACGCCCTCCTGAGGTAGGATTTACTTGGGCAGGGATTTTGCATGTACAAGGCTTGCCTTGGATGCTGTATGAGTATTCGGAAACGAAACTCAAAGACACTAGAAGAAAAGTATAACTATGGCTAAAAAGAGAAGAACTCTTGCAGGAGTAAATTTTGAACTGCGAGAGATAGAACCTTTAACACGTAACCAACTCAAAGCATTTGAATCAGATAAGAACTTAGTACTGCATGGACTTGCAGGAACAGGGAAAACATTTATATCATCGTATCTAGCATATGATGATATGACAAAAGGAGATTATCAAAAGCTAGTAATTATACGAAGTGCAGTACCTACAAGAGATATTGGTTTTCTACCTGGTACTGAAAAAGAAAAGGCTTCAGTGTATGAAGAACCATATAAAGATATAGCTATAGATTTGTTTCAAAGAGGAGATGCTTATGAGATCCTCAAAAACAAAAGTATGGTTCATTTTATGACCACTTCATTTATTAGAGGTATCACGCTCAGAGATACAGTAATTATTATTGATGAGTGTCAGAATATGTCTTTCCATGAGTTAGACTCAATCATTACTCGTATTGGTGAGAACTGTAGAGTGATGTTTTGTGGAGACTTTAGACAGGCAGACTTAAAAGCAAACGGATTACAAGATTTTATACGAGTTCTAAAACGAATGGATAAATTCACATTTGTAGAATTTGAGGTAGAAGACATTGTTAGATCCGACTTTGTTAAACAATATATTATTGCAAAGAATGAATTGAATCTATGAAAGCAGTTATAAGTCACAGGATATATATGGATTGCAGTGCCGAGTTGCAGGAGCAAATCGACAAAGAGCTTACATATACTATTCCAGCGCACAACCCTCTCGATCCTCCTCAGGTTATTAAAAACATGGGAATTATTCGCAATGGGTTGGTATCACTACCTGTAGGACGAACGGATTTAATCCCGGAGCACTATGAAATAGTTGATAATCGAATAAACAAACCTGTAGACTTTCCTGCTTTTAGGTTCGATCTTCGTCCAAGCCAGAAAGCGGTTTATGATGAACTCGAAGACAATGCAATAATAAATGCGTGGGTCAGTTGGGGCAAGACTTTTACAGGTCTTGCTATTGCTGGCAAGCTTGGCCAAAAAACACTTGTAGTTACACACACAGTAGCACTAAGAAACCAGTGGGCCAAGGAAGTGGAGAAAGTTTATGGAATTGAACCTGGGATTATTGGTAGTGGTAGGTTTGATACCGACAGCCCTATTGTTATTGGAAATACTCAGACTTTGTATCGTAACATTCCTAAAATAAGGAAAGAGTTTGGTACTATTATTCTAGACGAAATGCACCACGTAAGTAGTCCTACTTTTAGTAAAATTTTAGATACAAATTACTGTAGATACAAAATAGGTTTATCGGGTACTATAGAAAGAAAGGATGGTAAACACGTTGTGTTTCGAGATTACTTCGGTAATACTCTATTCAAGCCGCCCAAAGAAAACTATATGACCCCCTCTGTAGTTGTTGTTCCTTCTGAAATTCGTTTCATGGATGGTGCTAGGATACCTTGGGCTAACCGAGTAACAAAACTAGCAAACACAGAGGAGTATAGACATACAGTATCAATGCTAGCGGCGGCCTACGCCGCAAAGGGGCATAAAGTCTTAGTTGTAAGTGATCGTGTAGCTTTTCTCAAAGCCTGCGCTGAACTTACAGGAGACAAGGCAATTTGCGTAACTGGTGAAGTTCCGCACGAAGAAAGAGAAACGCTTGTGGATAAGATTCTGTACGGGGACGCACAAGTTCTTTATGGAACGCAAGCAATCTTCTCTGAAGGCATATCCGTTGATACCTTGAGCTGTCTAATACTAGGCACTCCTATCAACAATGAACCCCTACTTACTCAGCTTGTTGGCCGTGTAATTAGGAAAAAAGAAGGTAAAATAGATCCTGTTGTAGTAGACATACACCTGAAAGGAAATACGGCTCGAAAACAAGCCTCAAATCGTATCGGGTTTTATATGAAACAGGGTTGGAACATTAGGCATCTATAATGAATATCTCGGATAAAATAGAAAAGATAGTAGCAGAACAATATGGATATACATGGCAACCTGCAAGAAAGAACATAGGAGATTTTTATATCTCTGAGCAGGAAGCCGTAAATGTAAAGTCTAGTAATGTTGATAAAAATAACTTTGCTCCAAATATGGTATCTGCTATGAAAGTATATGATTACTTAATGTCTGGTAACCTTCTGTATTTTGTCTTTGTAGATTATAAATTGGGCAAAAATAATGATATCGACATAATTAGTATATCGGATTTAGTTCCTATTAATTATATTGATTGGAGCTGTTTAAAGATTCAAACCCAAGGAAACGGGGTTATACAAATGACACACAAAAACTTTCATTATAACCCACAGTCTGAGGAAAGTTGGATCGACGGCTTAAAAAATGCTTACAAAACTTATATCGAAAGAGAACGAGAGAAGATGTGCCGTCTCGAAAAATCCTTAGGTTTAAAAAAATAATTCTTGACAACTTGGTAAAAACAAAGTATAATATATGCTCTTATTTGATTGGAAAAAGGTTTATGATACGGCAGAGGGCAATATTGCTCGATGTAACTTGATAATGGAAATGCTCGTAAAGAGTCAAATTCCTCGTAACAAGTTTGACCCTATTTATAAATACTCACACAAAAACTTCGTTGGAACGAGTTTTCTCGCTCATGGGGAGTTTTTGCTTCACAATTCTTATAAGTACACCAATAAAGAACTATGTATATACTATGCCCTAGCTTCTCTAAGAAGTTATGCAGATTATATTACATATAACAAAACTACGCTAGATTCACTGCATTGTCCAGTGCCTCTAGACGAAATCAACGACAACAGGCTACTCATAGTATTACCGGACGAAATAACGTTCATCTATGAAGAAGTCACACTGGAGACTATACACTAATGGCTATTGCATTTAATCAACAAAAGGGTTCTGCCCAAAAATCATCAATCTCATCCTTTCAGTACAAAGACGGCGACAACAAGATGCGTATTGTTGGCGACATTCTTGCTCGCTACGTTTACTGGATCAATGGTGAGAACGGTAAAAATATTCCCATGGAATGCTTATCTTTCGATAGAAACACAGAGCGATTCAACAACATGGAAAAAGACTGGGTTCGTGAATACTACCCAGACCTAAAGTGCGGCTGGAGCTATGCTACTCAGTGCATTGACAACGGAGAAGTTAAAGTAGTAAACCTCAAGAAGAAGTTGTGGGAGCAGATTATTACTGCTGCTGAAGACCTCGGAGACCCTACTGATCCTGAAACTGGCTGGGACATTTGTTTCAAGCGAGTAAAGACTGGACCTCTTCCTTACAATGTAGAGTACCAACTGCAGGCACTCAAGTGCAAGCCTCGCCCTCTTGACGAAGACGAGCTGGCAGCTATATCTGAACTAAAGTCTATGGACGATGTTATGTCTCGTCCTACGCCTGATGCTCAGAAAGAGTTGCTTGATCGAGTCCGTAATCACGGTGACGAGACTGACGACGAAGCATTAGATGCCGAGTTTAATGTAGGATGATTCTCTTTACAGCGGACTGGCACATCAAGCTAGGACAGAAAAACGTCCCAGTTAAGTGGGCAACAGACCGTTATCAAATGTTCTTTCAACAGATCTATGAACTGGAGAAAGAATGTGATATGCACATAATCGGAGGCGATCTCTTTGATCGTCTTCCGAATATGGAAGAGTTGGAGCTTTACTTCTCGTTTATTCGAGGAGTAAAGATTCCAACAATTATTTATGACGGAAACCATGAAGCTACTAAAAAGAATAAAACATTCTTTACTCAGCTCAAACAAGTTTCTCGAGATATTAACCCTCTTATCAACGTAGTAGATATCTCATACGTTGACAATGATCTGGGATACGGCATCTTGCCCTATGCAGATTTGCACA